TCTGCTCCAGCGTCCCCTCCGGCGGCAGGAAGAACTTCTCCTTCCCGACGTCGATCGCATACTCGTCGACGACGCGAGAGCCCTTGGGTGCAAGGGCTCTGACCATCCGCATCGTGTTCGCCGATGAGACGGAGCTGTGGGTTCCACAACGCGGCGGCGACCGGCTGGCTTCCACGCTGCTGGACAACCTCGCCAAGTCCGGTAGCCGCCTGCTGGAGCTGTGCAACTCCTGGGAGCCCGGCAGGGAATGCGTCGCGGAGAAGACGTTCGACGCCTGGATCGCCCAGGAGGAAGGGCGCGTTCGCGGTTCCTCGAAGATTCTCTATGACGCTCGCGTCGCCCCGCCGGACACCGACATGGCCGATCCGGAGTCCCTGGAGAAGGCGCTTCGCTTCGTCTACGACGACTGCTGGTGGGTCGATATCCGCGCCATCATGGAGCGGATCTGGGACCCCACGGCCGCGCCCAGCGAATCCCGACGCAAATACCTGAACCAGCCGGTGGCAAGCGAGGATGCCTGGACCACCCGTGAGGCATGGGCAGCGCTCCGGGACAGCGAGCGCAAGGTTGAGGCGGACGAGGATATCGTCTTATTTTTCGACGGTTCTAAGTCACGGGATGCCAGCGCCCTGATGGGTTGCACCATGGCGGACGGCCACGTTTTCACCCTCGGCATCTGGGAACCAGAGCCCGCGCACGACACCAGCGACGTGGTTCCCGTTGGCGAGGTTGACGCCACCGTCGAGCAGGCCTTCGCCAAGTACAACGTCCTGGCGTTCTTCAGCGACGTCAAGGAATGGGAAGGCTTCGCCAAGGTCACCTGGCCCGAGCGGTACGCCGACGACCTTCTCGTGTGGGCGGTTCCGGGTGGAAAGGAGCCGCAGGCGATCGCTTGGGATATGCGCTCCAAGGTCTACGACTTCACCATGTCGTGCGAGCTGACCGAGACCGAGATCAACGACCGACGCTTCACTCACGACGGCAACGCCGTCCTCGGCCGGCACGTTGTCAACGCGCGCCGGCGCACCAACCGCTGGGGCACTTCGATCGGCAAGGAATCCCCGTCCTCGCCGCGCAAGATCGACGCCTGTGTGGCGGTGATCGGTGCACGAATGGTTCGCCGGCTGGTCCTTTCCAGCAAGGAGTACAAGAAACGCCTCCACCGTGCGACCGGAAAGGGCCGCGTGATCGTCCTTGCCTGACAGCGAATTCACCGCCTTCGAGGGTTCTACCCGCCGGGCAGCGGCGCAGTTCCACGAGGATCTGCTGCGCCCGTGGGGTGTCGAGCTGATCGTTGACGGCCGGTTCAGCGGAGTCATCGGCGACATCACGCCGGGGCCGACCGCCGAAGAGACGTTGGCGAACCTGGCCGCGCTCTTGCGCCTCGCCGCCGAAAGCCTCGAAAAGATGAGCAAGCAGGAGGCTCGATGAGCACGCCGACCCTGCCCCTGCTGGAGCTGTCTGAGGAGGAGCTGGACTTGCTCCAGTTCCTCCAGGCCGAGCTGACCGTCGCAGTGCCATTCCTTCAGCTCTACGACGCCTACTACCGCGGCGAGCAGTTGATCCGCGACCTAGGCATCTCGATTCCGCCTCAGCTTCGCGGCCTGCGTACCGTCGTCGGCTGGCCCGGCATCGCCGTCGATCGCGTCGAGGAACGCCTTGATATCGAGGGTTTCCGGTTCGCCGATGCCGCCTCCGCAGATAGCGGCCTGGCTGACATCTGGACGGCCAACATGCTCGACATGGAGAGCCAGCTCGCCCACCTGGACGCGCTGATCTACGGGCACAGCTACGTTGTCGGCGGCACCGCGGACGAGCCCGACGGCATGCCGATCATCACTGTCGAATCGCCCACGCAGGTCACCGTGCTCTACGACGCGCGGCTACGGATGATCGTGGCGGCGTTGCGGATGTACGACATGGACAACACCCCCGATACGCCGCCAACCGAGATCGAGCGCGCCGCCACGCTGTACCTGCCGAACCAGACCATCTCCCTGATGGAGGGCGGCCTGGGCGCCGGCGGCTGGGAAGTCGTCGACCGCGACGAACACAACCTCGGCGTCGTGCCGGTGTTCCGGCTGTCGAACCGTCAACGCACCGCTGACAGACGCGGCAGCAGCGACATCACCGCACCGATCATGAGCATCACCGATGCGGCCTGTCGCCGGCTGATGGGCATCGAAGTCGCCGCTGAGTTCTTCGGCGCGCCGCAGCGCTACATCCTCGGCGCGGCCGAGGAAGCCTTCCAAGCCCCCGACGGAACCCCGAAGACGGCCTGGCAGACCTACATTGGCCGCATCCTCGCGCTCGAACGCGACGAGGAAGGCAACACCCCCGAAGTCGGTCAGTTCGCCGCGCACGACCCGTCAAGCCAGACGGCGATCGTGGACATGTACGCGCGCATCATGAGCGCCCACACGGGATTGTCGCCGCAGTACTTCGGCTACAGCACCGACAACCCTGCCTCGGCCGATGCGATCCGCGCCAACGATGCCTCGCTGGTAAAGAAGGCCGAACGCCGCCAGCACTACTTCGGCGCCGTCTGGTCCCGCGTGATGCGGCTTGCCCTGTGGCTGCGCGACGGCACACCGCCCGACCCCGGCAAGCGCATCGAGACCGTTTGGCGCAACGCCGCCACGCCAACCGTCGCCGCCCAGACCGACGCCGCCGTCAAGCTCGTCCAGGCCGGCATCCTCCCTCCGGAGTCCGACGTCGTGCTCGACATGGTGGGTCTATCTCACGGCCAGCGCCGCCGGGTCGTGGCCGAGCGCCGGCGAGCCAACGGCCGCGAGATGGTCCGCAACCTCACCCAGACGATTCCCCAGCGTCCACAGCCCGAGAGGCAGCCGGTGGAGGCCAACGCCCCCGGTGAGGCGGTCCAGTAGTGGCCGCTGCCGTCGAGGATGCTCAGCAACTCCAGGAGGCACAGGCCGCCCTGATCGTGCTCCTGCTGTCCGACCTGGACGTGCTGTGGGACCGGCTCGACGAGGAAACGCTGGACATGTGGATCGAGGCGGCTGCTGCCGTCATCGAGGAGTACGCGGTTGCGATGGGCGCGCTGGCTCAGGAGATGTATGAGGCCGCCCGCGACGACGCCGGCGTGGATTCCGAGTTCGACCTGGCGCCGATCGAACCGCCGGAGCGCGACCAGATCGAGGCGGTCCTGCGCTGGGCCACCAGTGAGATGTGGTCTGGCGGGAGCCCCGAGGACGCCAGAGACAACGTGGAGGCTGGCGCCGAAAAGCTGGTGCTCGACACCGGCCGGCAAACCGCCGCGGACGCATCCGTCGAGGACCCCGCAGCCCAGGGCTGGGCGAGGATCGCGCGCCCGAATGCCTGCTACTTCTGCCGGATGCTGGCTACCAGGGGCGGCGTCTATAGCGACAGCGATACAGCGCTGATCGTCGGCCCCGGCCGTGAGCGTTCCGGTGAGCGGTATCACGACAACTGCCGCTGTCTGGCCGTCCCTGTCTTCGAAGGCGAGACCTTCCAGCCGCCCGGTTACGTGCGCGAGTGGACCGCGCTGTGGAAGTCCTCCACCAAGGGCAAGAGCGGCAAGGCAGCCATCAATGCCTTCCGCCGCGCGATCTATCCCGAGCACAAGGGCGCCAGGAACGCGCGCAGACGCGAGCTGTACCCGGACCAGAAGGACGCCATCAACGCCCGCCGACGCCAGCGCTATGCCCGGCGCCGTGGCACGGCCAGCGCCTAACCCGTCTTGACCGATCGGTCTGCCTCCAACGGGTGCTGACGACACATCTCGGCCGGTCGGTCAACTCACTCTTCCTCCCGCCAGGCGTGGGAGCCATCGAACAGTCCCTGGAGGACGTAACCCGTCATGTCCGAAACCCAACCGACTAACGAGGAAGCCGGCGCTCAGCCCGGCACGGACAACGCGAACCAGGATGCGAGCCCTGAGGGTGGCACGACTGCCGCCACCGAGAACGGGGCCGCGAATGCCGGCACCAAGCGACGCTCCCTGGACGACCTGCTCGGCGACCTGGACGACGATTCCCGCAAGGCGATCCTCGACCAGGTATCCAAGGCTCGTAGTGAAGCCAAGGGCCTACGCGAACGACTGAAGCAGGCCGAACCGCAACTCGCGGAATACAACAAGCTCCTGGAGAGCCAGAAGACCGCGGAGCAGAAGGCCCAGGAAGCCGCCGAGACGGCCAACAAGCGCGCAGCCGCAGCGGTAGCCCGCGCCGTCAAGTCCGAGATTCGCGCCCTGGCAGCCGATGGGTTCGCCGACCCCGACGATGCCGCGTCAGCTCTCGACCCGTCTGAGTACGTCGACGAGAACGGCGACATTGACACCGAGGGGATCAAGCGCGAGCTGGCCGAGCTGCTGGAGCGCAAGCCCCACTGGGGAAAGGCCGAAGGCGCACCTGCGCCGCGCCGTCCGGCGCCGGATCGCAGTCAGGGCTCATCGGGCAACCGCAAGTCCGCCCAGTCCGAGGGCGAGCAGTTCGCCGCATTCCTCAACCAGCAGTTGGGACGTAAGGGCTAAAGCCCTATCTGAAAGGGAAGCACCCCCATGGCTGCAACGCCTGTGCTGCAAACAGGGGCCATTCCGAGCACCCTGCTTCCGCCGCAGCTCACCGGCCCGATCTTCGCCAAGGCCACCGAACAGTCCGCGATCATGCGCCGGGCTCGCCGGGTACCTCTGGCGCTGGACGCGGCCACCGCCATTCCGGTTCCGATGGACGTTCCGGTCGCCGACTGGGTTGACCAGGCCGGCCGGAAGCCCTTGTCCAGCTCGGGAATCGGCGTCAAGACCATGACCGGCAAAAAGGTCGCGGCCCTCATCCCGGTGTCCGAGGAAATCGCGCGCACCAACGCGGCCGGTCTCTACGACCAGCTCCAGCGCGACCTTCCGACCGCGCTCGCCCGCGCATTCGACTACGCCGGCGTTCACGGCAAGACCATGAAGGGTGCCACCGGCCCCTTCGCCGACTACCTCGCGGCCACCGACAAGACCATCACGCTGGGCACAACGTCCCAGGGCCAAGGGGGCCTTTACGCCGACCTGGTGAAGGGCATGGATCTGGTTGTCGACGACAACTACGACTTCACCGGGTTCATTGCCGACCAGCGCCTGAAGCCGAAGCTCTTGCTGGCCACGGATACCACTGGTCGTCCCATCTTCGTGGATACCACGACCGGTGGAGTCGACGCCGCCGGCGGCGGCACGCTGATCGGCGAGCCGCTGTCCTACAGCCGCGGCGTTTCCGGCAAGCTCATCCGCCAGTCCGGGCTCGCCGACACCGGCCTGCGTGCCATCGGTGGTGACTGGAGCCAGTGCGCCTACGGCGTCGGCATGGACATCACGGTGCGCATCAGCACGGAGGCCACCTACATCGACGAAGACGGTGTGGTCCACTCGGCGTTCCAGGAGAACTTGGTCCTCCTGCTCGCTGAGGCCTACTTCGGCTTCGTCTGCGGCGACGTCAACGCCTTCGTTGCCTACCTCGGCACCGCCTCGGGCAGCTAATGGCGAAACGACACCTTGACATCGCAGCTCGGGTGCATGCGTACGTTCCCGAGCACAATGCCGGCGCCGAGACCATGCTGCACAGCCTCCTGCGCGCCCTGGTGGCACGCGGACACCGCTGTACGGCATGGATCGCCCGGTACACACCCGCTCGGGAGGCCTACGACGTTGACGGGGTGCGGGTCGTGCCGGCCCGCGCCCGCGTCAACGACACCTGGACGAGAGCTGACGTGCTCATCTCTCATCTGGAGAACGTGGACTCCACGGCGGCCATCGCCAAGGGCTACGGCACGCCGTACATCGTGCTCGCCCACAACACCTTCTACCCAACGAAGAAGGCGATCGACGAGGCGCGACCAGCGCTGGTCGTCTACAACTCGGAGTGGATGCGCAAGGAACTGGGCGACCACGAGAACGGCATCGTCATCAACCCGAGCGTCGATGTCGCCGAGTACGCCACCAAACCCGGTGACGCTGTGACGATCGTGAACGCTACGGCCACCAAGGGTGCCGAGGTGTTCTACGAGCTGGCGCGCCGACTCCCCGAGGTGCCATTCCTCGCCGTCGGGGGCGCCTACGGCGTCCAGCTCGGCAGCGAGCTGCCCAACGTCGAGCAGATCCCGCACGTCCCCTTCAACCGCATGCGGGACGAGGTGTACGCACGCACCAGGGTCGTCCTGATGCCCAGCGACTACGAGTCCTGGGGCAGGGTCGGCACCGAAGCGATGTGCTCCGGCATCCCTGTCATCGCGCACCCCACGCCGGGGCTGAAGGAGAACCTGGGCGACGCCGGCATCTTCGCCGACCGCGAAGACATCGACCGATGGGAGAAGGCGCTCCAGGCCCTGCTGGGCAACGAGAAGATCTATGCCAAGGCCAGCGAGAACGCCCTGAAGCGGGCCGCCGAGCTGGACGCCGACGCGGATCTCGCCCGCTGGTGCGATGCTGTCGAATCCCTCGTGGAGCGCGCGGAATGACCACTACCGATCCCACTGACCCTCGCCTGACGCACGGCCCGGACTCAGAGCCGGTCGCGCAGGCCGAGGTGTACCTGGTGCTGTCGGAGGAGGAGCGCGCGAAGGGTTTCGTTCGACCATTGCGCCGCAGCTACGTCCACGACGCCTGCGGCACCGTCACGCGGATGAGCCGCGAAATCGCAGAAACCTACGCGCGGCGGCCGAACTTCTATGGCGCGACCTACTGCGTCGCTTGCCGCAAGCACCTGCCGGTCACCGAGTTCACCTGGCAAGGCACAAGCGAAAGGGTCGGATCATGACAGTCGAGCGTGCCCTGGTCATCGCGATCCTCGTCATAGTGACCCTCGTCGTGATCGTCTTCGCGTTCAACGCCATCGACGGAGCCGCGTGATCGCAGAGCCGGAGAGCCGGTTCACCCAGCCGCGCGAGGACTGTCCGCACCCGGAGTACTGGACGTCCACCGACGGCGACTCCACCGAATGCGAGGTGACCGAGCTGGTCGGTGCGTTCGTGCGCGCGCTCCAGCCAGAGTTCTGCGTGGAGACCGGCGCGGCGTGGGGCAATACGACCCACGCCATCGCCGAAGCGCTGCTGCGCAACGGCCACGGCAGGCTCGAATCCCTGGAGATCGAGCCGGACCGCATCGCCCACGTCGAGCAGCGGTGCGAAGGGCTGCCTGTCGAGGTGGTCGGCCTATCGAGCCTGGAGTATGTGCCGCCGCTGCCGGTGGACTTCGCCTGGTTCGACTCGCTCTGCGACTACCGCCACATCGAGTTCCGCCGGTACCTAGCGATGATGCACAGCCGCACCGTCGTCGGCTTCCACGACACCGGCCCACATCACGCCGTCAGGGCGTTCATCGAGCCCTTGGTGACCGAAGGCCTGCTGGCGCCACTGCTCTACCTGCCCACGCCGCGCGGCGTGGCATTCGCTCGCGTCCTTGGAGGTGGCCTGTGACCCTCGAAGTGACCGCCGCCGACCTGGATATCTACCTCGATCTCGGCGGGACCATCAACGCCGAGCGCGCTGACTTCGTGATCGGCCTGATCATGGAGGACGCAGCCTCAGTCGTCGATCCAGTGCCCGATGCCGCCAAGGGCGTCATCGTCACCGCGTCGGCCCGCGTCTACGGCAACCCACAAGGCCTGTCGGCCGAGTCCGTGGGACCGTTCAGCGCGAACTACCAGACACCGGCGGCCTACCTGACGCGCCGGGAGCGCGCTCGACTACGCCGCCTGGCCGGCCGGATGGCCGGCGCCTTCACCGTCGATCCGACGCCGGCCGACGCCTCCCCGGCGGCGAGCTGGCCGCCCGTGTGGGACTGGGACGACCCGTTCGACTCATGGGTGGATGAGGAATGATCGCCGGCGTTGCCTTCGGCGTCACCGTCACCTGGCTGCGCCGGCAGGTCACCGGCCAAGATGCCCACGGCAACGACGTGACCACGTGGGTCGAGACCGACATCCCGAGCTGCGTTATTGCGCCGCGGGCCACTTTCGAGGACGTTCAAGCCCGCGACATGGCCATCTTCGGCCTGACGCTCTACATCACCTTGCCTGGTTACCCGATCGCTCCGTCGGACCGCATTCGCTACGGCGGCGAGACCTACGAAATCGACGGCCCGGTGGCCCGGTGGGACAGCAATCCACTCACCGCCGGCAAGGGCGGCATTCAAGCCTCCATCTCCCACATCACCGGATAGACGTGACCGCCGCCGCGGTGGCGGCAATCGGGTCTGGACATTCCCGGGCTTGGTGTCACCCGGTTCGGCCCGCCTAAGCACACACGGCGGCGGTCACCCCACCCCGCTTGAGGAGGTTTGCGATGGCCAGCGTGCGCTACGTCCACAACCAAGCCGGCGTCGGCGAACTGGCCAGGAGCGAGGGCATGCTGGCCGAAATGCGGCGATGCGCCGAGGTGATTGAGGAGATCGCCATCGCGATCGCCCCCGTGGACTCCGGTGACTACGTGGAAAGCTTCCGCGTTACGGCCACCAAGCATGGAGGAGCCAAGGGCGACCGCGCACAGGCGACCGTCACCAACACCAGCAACCACTCGACGTTCGTCGAGTTTGGAACCTCCCGAATGCGCGGCCAGCACGTGTTGCTGACCGCGGCGGTCGCCAGCGGGGGTCTGTCATGACGGATCTCTTCGTCGACGTCGAGGCCCTACTCATCCCTTGGCTAGAAGCCAACATGGGCGTCCGGGTCGTCTCGGAGCTGCCACCGGATGCGGCCCCGCCCATCATCCGCCTCTACCGAATCAGTGGCGCCGACAACGACTACAAGCTTGATAGGCCAATTGTCGACGTCGACGTCTTCGCCGCAACACGTCCGGAAGCCGCGGAGCTTTCCGAGCGTGTCAGGACGGCCTTCCGGGTCGACCTACGGGGCCAGGTGCTCAGCGGAGTTGTCATCTCTTACCCATTCACCATCATCGGCCCCCGTTGGCTGCCTGACACCAACACCGACTGGCGCCGTTACTCCGCTTCCTACGAAGTCCTTTTGCACAGGGCTCCGCAGCACGCCTAGTAGAGAAAGGTGTCCGCCATCATGGCGATTCCTGTGGACCGCGATGTCGACCTGATGCTCGTTGCCGGCAACGGCGTTGGCTGGACGACCGACAAGGGCGTTGCTGCGCCCGCGGCGCCGTCCGACCCTGGTGCCGTTCCAGCCAGCATCTGGATTCCGATGGGCGCCGTCACAGAAGACGGACTCACGCAAGCTTTCGACGAGGACCGCACCGAGGTAAGGGTTTGGGGCGTCCTGGCAAGCTTCCGCACCATCGTCACGTCCGCCACCCGCACGTTCACCTTGACGTTGCGTGAGACCGAGCGCGACATCGCCATCTCGCTCATGCACAAGGTCGCGATCGCCGACCTGGCACGCACCGGCGACATTCGCTCCTACGCCGACGCCGCTGCACCCTCGCCCGACCGTCGAGCCTTTCTTTTCAAGGCGATCGACGGTGATGTGGTCAAGCAGTTCTACATCCCGGTCGGCGAAGTCACCGACCGCGGCGACGTGCAGTACCAGCCGAGCGATTCGGCGACGTACCAGTTCACCATCTCCACCTACCCAGACAACGCCGGCAACACCGTCTACATCACCGACAACGCGCCGGCCACGCCGATCGGAAGCAACTCGTAATGCCCCGAGCCGTCAAAGTCGTCACCGAGCAGGGCGCCGAGGTGCCCGAGTCCGTCGACTTGGACCTGGACGCACTCGAAGCCGAGGCGGAGCGCAAGCCGTTCACGTTCCGCCTCGGCGGCGAAGTCTTCACGATGTACGGTCCCGACGATGTGGACTGGCAGGTGCAGGCACGCCTTGACAGCGACGACACCGAGTCGTTCATGGCCTTCATCCGTGAGCTTCTGGGTGCCGACGACGAAGTGTTCAAGCGGTTCTGCTCCCACCGGCTGACCGGAAAGCAGCTCACCAAACTCACCACGGCCTGCTACAAGCACTACGCGACGACACCCCCGGAATCGCAGGCCTCGCCCGCATCATCGAGGCGCACGGCGAGGCGCTAGAAGCCGATCTCCACGCCGAGTACGGGGTTGACCTACTCGACCTGTGGCGGCCGGGCTCAAGCCTCACCTGGCGGAAGCTTGGCGTCCTCTTTCGCGAGCTGCCGGCCGGGTCTCGGACCATGACCGCCGTTCGCGTCGCGGCCGGCGAGGACGCACTCAGCAGTGACGCAGATCCGGCCGAGGCCCGCTGGTCCCATACGGACATGCTGCTCGCCGCGGTCATCGATGCGATCCACAGCCTTCAGTGGACCTACATCTCGGCGCACGCCAAGCGTCCGCCGAAGCAGCCGGAGCCGATCCGCCGCCCCGGCACGGCAGCAGCCGCCGACGTCGGCAAGAGCACGTTGACCGCCGCGCAGTACCGGATGCTCACCGGCGAAGCCCCACCGCTCTACCTGATCCAGGGAGGAGGTTGACATGGCCGGCATCAGCGTTGGCACCGTCTATGTCGACGTCCGCCCGGACCTGCGCGGCTGGGTGCGCGAGATGAAGGCGCAGCTCATCCCGCCCACAGCCAAGGTCGGCGACGAGGTAGGCCAGACGCTCGCGAAGGCCGTCAAGGAACGGCTGCGCGATGCCGTGCCCGAGGGCGTCAAGGCCAGTGGACGCAAGGCGCGCACCACGGCTGCTAAGGAAGGCGAGGACGTTGGCGGCGCGTTCGCCAAGACGTTCCGCTCCCGCGTCGAGGCTGCCACTCGCAACCTGCCAGACATCAAGCTCAACGTCGACTCCGCCAAGGCCAACAGCCAGATCGAGCGGCTTCAGAAGAGACTACGTTCCCTGCGCGACGCAAAGCTGGGCGTGGACATCGATGCCGAGCGCGCCAGGCATGAGATTGACGACCTGGCGAAGGAGCTGCGCACTCTGTCGCGGGAGGATGCCCGGCTGGACGTGCGCGTCGACGCCGGCGCAGCAGCCGCGGAACTGGAAGCGCTCAGACGCGAGATCGATTCGCTCGACGGCAAAGAGCTGGACATCAGGGTCGACAACAACTCCTTCCTGTCCGCGAGCGCCTACCAGTCCCACATCCGCAAGATCATCCAAGGCATCGTCACGCTCGCGCCGGCCGCCACCGCGGCTCTCGCCGGCATGACGGGCGGCGCGCTCGGCCTGGTGGCCGCGCTCGGCGCTGCCGGCGGCGGCGCGGCTGCCTTCGGCGTCGCGCTGATCGGCAGCGTGGCCAACGCCGGCGCGGCAGTCAAAGAGCTGGACAAGCTGGAGACCCAGCTCGAATCGGCCACCGATGCGGCGCAGCGGTTCAAGATCGTCGGCCAAATCAACGAGCTGATGGGCGGCCTGTCCAAGCCCACCAGAGACTTCATCACCGACCTGGAAGACCTGAAGGCCTCCTGGCAGGGCTTCGTCACGGCCACCGGCCCGCGCACGCTGTCGGTGGCCGGGAGTGCACTGGACGTCGTCCAGAAAGCCCTAGAGCCCCTGCCCGACCTTGTGAACGCCGTCACGCCGACCTTCGGCAAGTTCGTCGACACCATCGACCACTTCGTCAGCGGCGCCGGCTACCAGACGTTCCTGGGCTTCCTGAAGACCGAGGCGCCGCCGGCACTCCAGAACCTGGCCCGGTTGATGGGTGGTCTGGCTACCGGTATCGGCGGCGTCATCGCCGCATTCACGCCCTTCGGGCAAGAGTTCCTTTCGGTGTTGGCCGACGGCGCGCAGCGGTTCGCGGTCTGGGGCCAGCAACTCGGCGTCAGCTCGGGCTTCCGCGAGTTCATCGCTTACATCCAAAGCACCGGTCCTCAGGTGATCGGCTTGCTGAAGGATCTGGCGTCCGCGCTCATCTCGATCGGCACTGCGCTCGCTCCGCTGTCCGGCCCGATGCTGACCATCCTGCAAAGCCTTGCCCAGATCGCCGGGCTCATCGCGCAGACGGCCCCAGGCCTGGTCACGCTTGCGGCGGGCCTGTACGCCGCCACTCGGGCCGCCACCGGGTTCGGCAACGTCGTCAACGGCGTGCGCGGCAAGGTCGAAAACCTTCGCACCGCCGTCGGCACCGGCAAGGGCGGGCTCGGCGGCGCCGTCAGCGGCCTCCGGGGCGGGCTCGGCGCGGTCAGCGGCGCGCTCGGCGGCCCGTGGGGGCTTGCCATCACCGCCGGCATTTCCGGACTGGGCCTGCTGGCCAACGCCCACGCGAAGGCCAAGGCGCGCTCGGACGAGCTGAAGCAGTCCCTCGACCAGACCACCGGCGCGATCACCGCCGAATCCAGAGAGTCGATCAAAAAGACGCTCCAGGAGGCCGGCGCGGTGCGGATGGCCCGCGAGCTGGGCGTCAGCGCACGCGATGTGCAGCTCGCCGCCGAAGGCAACGCCGATGCCTATAAGCGCGTCACGACTCAGATCGACACGCTGACCGCCTCGCAGAAGGCGCAGCGGGATGAGCTGGCCAAGGGCACCACTGCCGAGGAGAACAAGCGCTTCCTCGAACTCAACGACACCTACGCCAAGACCACCGTCAACGCGCGGGAGCTGCTGAAGCTCATCGGGTCGCAGACGGGCGACATCGCTGAGCAACGCGGTGTCATCAGCGAGTACAACGCCCTGATGGGCGGCTGGCGCGACAACACCTCCGGCCTGATGTTCGCCACCAAGCAGGAGGCTGACGCGCACGCCGCCGCCGGCCGCGAGATCAAGGCGCAGCGCAACGCGCTGATCGAGCTGGCTGACCAGCAGAAGCGCAACCGCAGCGAAGCCCTCGCGATGGCCAATGCTGAGGTGGGCTACAACCAAGCGCTCCTGAACGTCCGGGAGGGCCTGAAGCAGAACAAGGCCACGATCGACCAGAGCACCCAGGCAGGCCTGAGCAACCGGCAGAACATCCTGGCGCTTGCCGAGGCGCAGAACCGGCTCGCCGATGACGTCCAGTTCACCCAGAAGCCGATGGCCGATCAGATCGCGATCCTGAAGCGGCAGCGCGCAGACTTCATCGCCGCGGCCGACTCGATCGGCTACACCAAGGAAGAGGCGGTGGCTCTCGCCGACCAGTACCTGAAGCTGCCGGCAGAAGTCACTACCCAAGCGAAGCTGGAAACCGCGGACCAGGCGCTCGAAAACTGGAAGAAGGGCATCGACCCCGGAATTCCCAAGCAGCAAAGCACCAAGACGACGATCATCAAGGACGCCTTGGGCCTGAGCGGCTGGGTCAACTCCGTCGAGACCATCCCCGGCACGGCGCCTACCAAGGGCAAGGTCACTCCGGACTACGCCGGCGTGCAGAACGCGAAGGACTCGCTGAACTCGATCCCACGGTCCTACACAGTCACCTTCTATGCCCAGGTCGCCGGCCTGGCAGCAGCCGGCGCGCGGATCGCCGCCTTGCAAGCGCAACTTGCCGTACTCCGCGCGCAGACCGGCGGCCAGATGGGCGGCGTGGTCGGCGAGAACATCATGACGTTCGCGCGGGGCGGCGTCGTTGACATGCGC